CGATTTCATTATGGTCGCTTTGGCTTCCGCCTCAACTAACTTTAGGTTTGCAGACGCAGCCTGTGCGCTTGCCTTACCTTTTAACCAGCCACCAGCTAGTTCAGCTACCGGACCTATCAGTGCTTGCAGCATTTTTGCTCTCCATTGCGTTAAACCCAAAATAAGCAGCAGCGATACCAGACGCGCCGATAACATAAACCGCTGCTATGTCAGCCAATAGACCCGCAGCGGTCTCTAAGCCCCACAGAGAGGCCGCTAGAATGACGAAAGGGTATAAAACCATCCCTGATAAGGAAAACCATGTCATTCGCCTCTGTGCGTCTCTTTTAGCGTCTGAGTCTTCCATACGGCGGCGGCGGTCTTCCAGCATAATGTCATGCTCTATTGGATCAATCTTTCCATTGCCGTTTAGATCAAATTCATTTGGCATATTCTAAACTCCTAGCATATGCTACCGCGTGGTGCTTGTGGTGCGTTATTATAACAACTTTTCCGTATCTGTCATATATAACGTAATCGCCCTTCTTATTCTGGTATAACCTCAAAACAGTAGACCGTTGTTTGGCTCGTTGTTATCAAGACTTTTGCATCTTCAAGAGCTTCTCTACACTCGTTTTCAGTAGTGAACTGATTGAGTTGATAATGCTCTATGTTATTGTTCATCACTTGAAACCAGACTAAGAACCACATCTACCAACGCCCCTGATAACGCCCAAGATAATAGAAGCCTGTCACAATCCCAGCCGCAGCAATGGCAAATATAAAAGCGCCAAGAACAAAGTTAATAGCGTTGTCTATCGCCTCTTGCTTTTTGTAAGCCTCTTCTTTGCGGATGCGGCGCATCTCGCCCTCGATAGCGAGCACTTCCTCCCAAGCTGATGGTCCGTAAACCCATGATATGTGGTCTTTTATTTCCTTTCTCATGGATTCCATCTTCTTTTTCTGAGCGAATATTTCGATAGCATTTGCGCTATTGTCTGACATCATTTTGTAGAAGGGAGGGTTCTTTGTTTTGTCTTCAGCGTACTGAAAATCAGAAAAAGCGGAACCCCATTTAGCTAGGGTTCCGCTCATTTCCTGTATGTCTTTACCAGCACTAATACCCTGCTTGAGAATATTAAAAGCCGATGTGGCTAGACCGACCGCTGTTACCGGGTCAATCATTTTGTCAGCCCATCTTAGTCAGCACAGCAACTAGCATGGCGATGGTAGTTCCAGCAGTGGCGATTAAAATTGCCTCTAGCCGCTTCACACGGGCAAAAACCTCTTTGAACTGCAAATGCACGGTAGTTTCCAGCTTGGTGATACGCGGCTCGATACCATCAATCCGTTCATGCGCAGATGCGACTGTACTTCTATTACTCATAACGATGCCCTCAATACCCATGAACTATAAACTTCGAATATTCTCCGCTTATAATTTTCTTTTTAATATATTCCGCAAACTCTTGTGAGCCTAACCGTAAACCACTTTCATGAAGCCATTTTTCAAGCTCAACAAATGGTATGTGACAAACATGGCGAAAGTCTGATTTTCGGTTGTGTCCATTGATTTGCTTTTCTTTATTAAAATCCAAAATAGATTGAATATCTTGAAACCGAGAAACAACAACTTTGTTGTCTTCTTGTTTAATTTTAGTTTTTACATGTTCAGTCATTTCTTCTTCCTCGGAGCTTTGCCGCCAACCCATGCTTCATTTACATCAGGAGTGCTGTGATCATCCGACTGCAACTGACCTTTTTTGTTTCGAGCGCGTTTAACTTCAACAGTTTCCGCAAAGCCATTTCCAATTAAAATTTTGGCCTCTTCGTCATTAACATCATAGGTCTGGCCTTTTACAGCGCGAGAGCCGTGAACCCATGTACGATCTATCGTTATTTTTACTTTTTGCATACCCACCTCCTTTAAGGGAAAGGGGGCTTTTCAGCCCCCAATCTTATTTATGTAGTTGTGCAGTCCGCAATAAATCCGTGTGCTTTTTGCGAAGTCACTTGCAAGCCATATTCGACCGAAATTAATCGGCGCTCAGAGTGGCCTGTTTTGGCCAATGGCTCTTGCTTGGCAGTCTGCAAATACGCGACTTCTGCATAGTTTGGATCAAGAACAAACGCATCACGAGCGCGGATATGACGAGATGGAACGATTTGAAGCTCACCAAAATCACTGATGTACACATCAATTGCTGCATTAAGCTTGCTGTCTTCTGCCTCTTTATAACGAGTTGCGTTACCTGTGAAGCCAGAAATAGCTTGCTTATTAAACGAACCACAAAGAACAACAGAAGGCTCTGCGCCTGCATCCCAGCACGAAGCAATTACGTCTTTCAGGATTGTTTCTGTAAGCGCGCGTTGCGTACCATCTGTTGCTGCGGCATCTGGATAGCCAGCTTCGCCTGTACCAGATGTTGTACCAGCTGCGCCACCAGTACCAAACGATGTGTTTGTGGTAATAAAAGCTGGTAAGCCAGCTGTTTGACGCGCTGTGCCAGAAGCACCTGCAGAAGCTGCAACGTTTGAAAGAAGCATTGCTTCCATATCACGTTTCAACTCTTTAAGCTTAAATGCAACTTGTTCTGCAACAGTTTGTGCGTCACCAACACCATTTACAGCATTTGCAGTTGAAGAAACCTCAACAACCTTATCTGAAATTTGTGTATAGTTTCCTTTGCGAACTGCATTTGTACCAGCATCATTGGCTGGTGCAGCTTCGCCTTCGATGACGCGGTTTGAAGTGCTTGCGGCTGCAAGATCAACTTCTGCCCACTCGAAAAAAGTATTTTCTGCGGTACGAGTGCCGATAGTAGACATGAAAATTGTCTCTGTTGGCGTAATCGAGACAAGTGCGTCTTGCACGTCCTCACGAATTGTCGTGACGTCATACGTCTCGTTTGTATTAGCTGAAACACCCATGGTGTTCTCCTTTCGCTATGACAATAGAAAATCGGCTACACTTGAAATGTCGCCGCGCTTTTTCATCCTAGACCGTGTTTGTTGACGCTTTTTTTCTTTACCGTCTTCTGTTCGTTTTGCACCGGGCTTAAGAGCAGGTCGAGCGCCTTGAGATTTTTGCTCAACTTTTCCTCTTTTTTCCACTAGCTTACGATAGGCAACTGCATCGCGCATTATTTTGAATTCCCAACCATGCGATAATGCACCGAAAATTTCAGGAGGAACGCCATAATGGTTAGTTGCAATGGTCTGAATATCTGATAACAATTTCTTGCCTTTTTCAGGATCACGCAACTCTGGCATTTCTTCCTTAATTTTTTCGGCTTGTTCTGCACGATACGCTTGTAGTTGGTTATACTCCATTTCTGCTTGTTGCTGTTTAAGAGATTGAGCTTCGTTTTGAAACTTAACATACTCTTGCTCAGCATCACGATACTCCCCCAATTGAATTGCATAAGCCAAAGGGTCACTATTTTCGAGTTCCTTTGAAGGCCTTTGCGGACGCTGCGGGACGTTACCATTGTCAAAGTCGGCAATACGTTGCGCCAATTGGCCACGCTCTGCTAACATGGCTTGTTGCAAATTTTCTAGCTCTTTACGAACTTGAGCATTTTGCTCCATGCCTTTTTGGATGTAATCTTGCCCAGCGAAGTCTTGCTTTAGCTCCTTTAGGGTCACCTTCTTTAAACGACCATCCGACTTTACTTCAAGTTGCAGATCATCAGAAAGCTCCAAGGGAACGGCTGCTTCTGTTGCATATTCATCCTCAGCTACAATTTCACTATCAAGCTCAAGCTCTTCGTCACTATTATAGCCAGTGTCATCATCGCTCTCAGCAATATAATCCTCTACATCAATCTGACCGTCATCAGTTGTCTCTGTAGTGACCTCTACTTCCTCGCTTTGATTTTCTTGTGTTGGCGTTTCTTGCTCTGGTTTTTCCATAAGCATTGAAGCCACGGAGCTAATGCTTCCGTCATTAGGTTCAGTCGTCATTGCGGTGCCGATCCTTTCTTGTCTACGAGTGTCTCTGCATCAATATCACCTTGCAAAAGATACCCAATTTCATTTAACGCAAGTATAATAGAGTGACACCTTTCTCGTATCTCTGTATCTTGCGCAGCGCTATTTGCAGAGATTAACATTTGTCTTTCTCGCAAATCCTGTAATGCAGATATGTAATTTTCATCGCGTAATAAAGCTCTAGCTCGTGCCGCGCGTTTCTTGTACTCCATATCCACCCATCATTTGTTCGTTATGCGATCTCGTTGCATCTTGCGCCGATTTAATAGCTGCAACATCAACTTGACTACCATATTGCCCTAAAATCTTTGCAACTTCAACTGCAAGGTCTTGTACCATACTATCACGACTCAAATCGTCCTTCATTGCAAGTTCGTGCATTTTATATTGCTGGTCGGCTTGGGCCTTTTGTGCATCTAATTGCAGCTTCGCCATATCAATTTGCATTTTGCTTTGAGCTTTCATTTGCTCCGCTGCTAAAAATGCTTGGTTGGGATCACTTGCGGGCATGCCAGCTTCTTGTTGCGTTTGTTGTGCCTGCGCAGCTTCTTGTTGTTTTTGAGCTATAAGTTGTTGCTCACTTTCTGGAGTTACAGGCAAATAGTATCGGTCACTATTTTTAAGCCCTACAGCAGAAAGAACGTCTGCGAGCGTATTGCGAACGTTTGTCATCGTAACCAAACCGTTTTCTGGTCCATATTGCTGCCAAACGCTCATTTGCATCTGAAGCGTTTCTCGAAGGACAGCTGCCTTTTCTTGCTCTCGACCAGTGCCAATTCCGACATTAACAATCATATCCATATCAGCGTTCCATGCCGCTGGATCAACAGAAACGAATTCATTGTTTAAACGTATAATTTCTTCTCTTTTTGAATTTTTAATAATTGTAGAAGCAATCAATTTAAAAAGTCGCCGCATACCACCTTCAGCAAGATTTCGAGCTATAACTTCTGCTTGACCAGCGGCACCTTCCATGGTCGCCGCCACGGCTGTTGCAGTTGCACTTTGTAAAGTATCAGGATCAAGACCTTGTGCAGCCTTAGAAACGCCTGTTTTGTTATCAACCAGCATATCAAAATATTGCAAAGCTGGGAGTGTTGATCCAGCCGTAAATGGTACAACTTGCTCACGAATAGAACCCGCTGTTTTAACACGAACAATTCTACCAATCTCATTATTTAATAAATCATCAACTGAAACTTGACCATCTACAATTTCAAGACCGGGATTGTTTGTAAGGGCTACGTTATCAAGTACGCCACGAAGCATTGCAGTGGCGGCATCTTGGTCATCAATTACTAAATCTACAAGACTGCGACCGAAGAATGCGTGTGGTTCTGGGTCAACCTCAAAAATGGCAAACGGAACCTCATCAGCTAATTCGTAAGAAAGCATTTTGTAACTCGAACCAGCTAATATAAATTGATATAGCTGAGGAATACCAGTTCCTTCTATATCAACCTTCATATATGCCTCTGTAACTACAATCTTTTTAGATGTAGGGTCAACGCTTTCATCATCATCTTCGTCTACAGAATAGCCTCGACGCTCAAATTCAGCTTCGCTCTCAATAGTTGCCATTGTTCCTGTAACACGGGTTAAATCATCTTCCTCGTATCCCATTGCTATTAAATCGCCAATTGTTAAGTCTGTTCGATGACCAATTACAAAAAAATCGTCAACAGATCTTGCATTGCGGTCTACGAAAAACTCTTCTGGCGGGACAGATACTATAGAAATATCACCGTTTTCTTTTTTTTGACTTAGTTTGCAATCATAAATAGGACGTTCAATCTCAACGCCTTGCGCATCAACTTCAATTTCGACTGAAATTGTTTGCTCAAGAACTTCAACATCATCGCTTTCAGCTAAATAAATAAACTCTTCTTCAGTTAAGCCAGTATGCGTGTATATTTTTGTTTCTGATTTATCTTCAAACATTACTTTTGCAACGCCGCACTTTTTAACCATAGCGTCTTGGAAAACGTCATTCAGCAAACGAAACCCATTATTTTGCATGAATTTATAATTTGCATATTTCGTCATTTGCTCTGCAGCTTGCACGTCTTCGGGCATGCGCGGAACAAACTCAACAGCATTATCGTTACTTAAAAACACACGTTGAATAGATGGCTTTATTCCGCGAACAACGTCACGACATTTTGTTGCAACTACTTTTGACCTACCAGTTTCGTAACCTATATCTACCGCACCATCAAAGTAGCGCTGTGATTTAAGCCTTGGTTCTGATATTTCGCTTTCAATAAAATCAACCGCATCACGCACAGCTTTTTGTATGATGCCCTGCACTGTATCACGATCTAATGGCTCTATACGCATAATAGTATTCCTTTATTATTGCGGCGCGGCAGGCGAAGGCATCAGCATATCCATCATGCGAGGGCCTTCTTGTGATTGCATTTGCGTAACACCTCTTTGCGTTCCACGGCGCGTTAAATCAATAAACTTATTTACGCGCTCTTGTGCTTTAGCAAGACCACCTTCATCAAGCAAAAGTTGCTTTATTCGATCAGCGTCTTGAGACATAAGAAGCATAACAACCTCAGATCGCTCTGCTGGAGACATTTGAGGTTGTGTTTTTTTAACCATTCGAGCAATCATTCGTGCGACACCAATCATAGACGCGCCATCCACCGCTAAATCGAGCAAATCAATGTCACCACCTTGCTGTTTTACAAGTGCTTCTGTAATAGCGGTTGGGCTTTGTCCAAGTATTTCATTTGCAGCATTATTGGCTTCTTTTGCTACAGAAAGCCTTCGCAACATTTCTGGAAGATTTTGTTCTGGGAAAATTTCACGAAGCAATTGACCTTGAGCATTATCTTCGTCAAGTAACTTTTTAATTGTTCCTGCAGCTGTGCCACCACCTAGCATTCTTCGTAAAGAAGACATAACGCCGAGCCGAAATGACTTTGTTGTTTCGTCACCAAGAGAAAGTGCTTTTTCCCACTCAATTTGAGCGACATCTATTTCAGGTGTTGCTTTCATAACGCTTTTGCCAACGTCGAAAGCTTCACCTTCATTATTCATTTGTCGCCACGTTGCGCGTGCAGCTTGCGTATCAGGACTTATATTGTCTATGAGTCCACGAAGTGTACTTTCAAGATCACCAAGAGCTTCTGCGGCGGTACCTTTTCTTTCATCATAAAGAGTGCTCACACGGCTTGCTATGGCTCTACGCACCATTTCTGCTTGACCAATAGTTGGTGTTCCTGTGACAATAACCCGTCCATCTTTATCTAATTTAAAGAACATTTCTGCGCCAGGAGTCGCGTCAATTGCTTCTTCTACTTCGTCAAATGCTCTTCGCGCACCTTGAAAAATCATGCCTAATTCAGAAACAAGTTCCTGTGGCACTTTGTCGTTTGCCCAATCAGATTTATAAAGCTTTCCAGCCTCGTCTTTTAAGTCTGTCAAGCGCTGAGTGTTTTGCTTAATAATGTTCTGATCGGCACCACCAAGCGTTCTTTCTAAATATTCAGTTACCTCTTTACGAGTTGCTGATGGTCTTGGGCCTAAACCTTGTCGCAATAATTCAGCTGCTTCGCCGCCAGTGGCACGATATGAACGCATGACATCACGAAGAGTTGCATTCTCCACCAACATTCCCCCATCCATCACCATCTGAAAAGCGTCATCTGGGCTTATTCCACGCTCTTGCGCCAATCTTTGAATTTCACGCTCTGCCGCCTTACTAGCTTTTGCACCTTTACTTCGGCGTGCAAAATCAATCATGCCATCAAAGGTCTTTGAAAGCGCATCACCAATAACTTGACCACCAGCGCCTAATGCGGCTCCTGTAACAGCTCCATAACCAGCACCTTCAAGTCTATTTAATAAACCGCCTTCTGCAGTACCAGCACCTGTTAAAGCACCTTGTGCCGTTCCTACTGCAGTTCCACCAGCAAGAGTTTTAGTTCCAGTTGTTCCCAAAACTTTTCCTGTTGCTTGACCAATCAATCGCGTAAGAAAGGGGAGTTTAGAGCCAATTCCAGCGATGGCGGCGGTACCACCAGACATAATTGTTGCAACAATAGCTGGAAGAGCGGCTCCGCCAACTTCAAACGCACCGGACTCAATTGGTCTTGCTTCTGAATAAGCATCAAGATTGCCACGAATTTCATTAACCAAATCTTCGTACTCACGATCAGAACCAATACTTTTAATATATGCTTCTATTTCGTCAGCTGTGCCGAATGTAAGCCCTTGTAAAAATGACCGACCGCGTTCTGTTGGCACTTCTGGCTCTGGTTCAATTTGAGCTAGTAATTCTGCTAATGTTGGTTCAGCCATTAAATTTTACCTTCTTCACGCGCTTTTTCAGTAAGCTGTTTAACTTTTTCTCGTGTTAGGTTATTCCACTGGCCTTGGGTGACGCCTGTCGCCCAAGCTGGAACGGGACCATTAGGCTGCGAACCGTCTGGCTCTGGTTCACTCGCGGGTTGAGGTAGGGGATCAATTTTTGGCTCTTTTGGTTTAACCAACACTTGTTCAGCAATATCTTTTGATATACCAGAAAGTTCTGCTTGCCTTAAAGAACGCTCGCGCTCTTCAGTGACCATTTTGTACCATGTATCAGCTGTCTTCTGTGTTGTTGACATAATTTGATTGCGAACAGCGGGTGTCAATGATCCCTCGCCACCTAAGAAATTCATTAACCCACCGAATGCAGCTGCTACGCCGCCTCCTGCGGCACTTACTGCAGCACTTTCTTCTGCACGAACAACACTTTCCGGATCAAGTAATTTTGAAAACGAAATTGAAATTACAAGATCGTTTACACCAGACGGTGTTCCTGATCTTTGAGAAGCAATGGCTCTTGAAATCTGCCCATAGGCATTAAAGATTTCATTGTAAGGCTTCATAAGTTTATAAATTGCAGTGTTCTGCTGATTGATTATTGCATTTTTATCTTTGTCAAGTTGACCTGTTTTGTCTTCAAAAATAATTTCACCAGTAACTGGATCAACTATCCTATCGCCAATTTTAGTTCCTTCACGCTGAGTTTCAGCAAGCCATCTTTCGTATGCTTGTGAACCTGTCATAGCGCCTTGCAAAATTGCATCTGCATAAGGCTTTCCACCTTTTTGGTTAGATAGCCACTGTGCAGTTTTATTATCGGCCTCACGACCCCTCATTGCTTCTCTGTCACGATCGGCTATTGCGCCGAGTTTCTCACCAACCCTACTTCGACTAAAAGCAGACATAATTTGCCGCGTTCTTGGGTCTCGCAACATTCCCATAAGGCCACCTGTTTGCTGCATTTGCTGCATTTGCTGTGCTGTAGGCTGCATTTGTTGCCCTTTGACTTGTCCGTCCATTGCTTTAACGTCTCCAAAAATTTCAGCTTCTAAAGATGGCTTTAATGTGCCGTTGTTTGGAATTGGTTTTGGGCCAGCTTTATTTGCTTTTCCAAAGATGTGCGATCCAATGGTTTGCCATTCACCGCCACCCGATGCGCCCCAAATAGGATCAGCAAGAGCTGGATTATAATAATGGGTCGCGCCGCCTGTTGGATCTTCATAATTTCCAGAAAGCAAAGCGTCAGCTACTTCATACGACCTTGCACTTGGCGTAAAGTCCATGTCTTGGCCTTGTTCGCCGCCAGCATAACCAGTAATACTATTCCACGCAGAGAAATGACCCGGCTGCAAGATAACCTTGCCCAAATCGCTTCCACCAGCAAGACGGTTCATAATTACCGAACCAACAGCCACCATGCCATTATAGCCTTGGTTTCCAGCCTCGGCTTGCAGCGTCTTTGCTAGAAGGTCTCGTTGCGTAAGGTCCATTTACTAAAACCCAGGAAAACCGGGAATTGATCCGGCGGCTGTAAAGAAATCAAATAAACCGGGGTTTCCACTTTGTGTTACTGTCGCCCTCGGGAAACCGCTTAGTAAGCTAGAACCAGTTTGCAGTGCTTGAGCGGGATAGCCAAGGTTTGCCAAGGTTTGATTGCGAGAAGCATCTAACATTGCTTGTTGTGCAGCCTGCGCTCTAGCCGCCGCCGCTTGTTGCTGTTGCAATCCGCTTATACCTTGACCGAACATAGCTGATCCAAGACCGCGTAAACCCGCTGCGCCACTTTGCTGATAACCCAATCCGGTAAATTCCGATTGCAAGTTTTGCATCCGTGCCGCTTGCTCTCTTGCCGCCGCCGCTTCTGCCGCTGACCGTTGCCCGGTTACGTCAAATTGCGCTGATTGCATTGCTTGATTGTAAGCCTGATTTCGTTGGTTAGCCGCCATGTCAGCCGCCATACGACCATATTGACCGTAAGTTTCACCCTCAGCCAAACCAAAACGTGATCCGCCAAAAGCTCCTGCATTTGTAGCTTGAGCGCCTAGCGAATTTAACGCCTGCTCTCGTTGTCGAGCAATGTCGGCTTCACCGCGCTGAATAACTTGCTCGGTATAAGGGTTCATATACTGATTTACGTTAGTTTGCGCTAATGTAGGGCTTTGAGTTTGACCAACCGCTTGCACCGTAGGCGCTTGGAAGTTAGCCATGCGGTTATATACATCACCAGCTTGTGTTTGATACTGTTGGGCTTGCCCAAATACGTTTGAACCAATCATTTGAAAAGACCTCCAAAGAAATCACCGACCTTGCCAAAATTACCAACACCATCAGCGCCTCCACCCGAAAAAAATCCAGATGAAGGAGCCGGGGCGTCAATAAAACCATCGTTGTTCACATAACCGTATGTGCTTGCACCCGGAGCAGTTTCTGGAAATAACTCGTAATGCCTTTGCAATGCAGCAGCAGTGCCGTCAGAATCGCTATTATTGTATTGGTTTCCCCCGTTAGAACCACCACCCGGCATGGTAACAGGCGCGTTTGGATCAACATATCCATAGGAGCGAATGCCTCGTTCACCAGTTACCGGGTCCATGTAGAAAGATCGCAAGAAATCATATTGACCGGGATATGCTTCGGCGTAAGACGTTTCCATTTGCTCTTGAAATGGCTGACTGGTGTATGCCTCAATACCGCCTATGTTTGTCGTTGGCATAGAAGGTGCGGCGACTGTGTCTAAACCTAAAGAACTTAGGAGTTGATTTGTTCCACTATACATTGCAGTTGGGGCAATAGCTTGATATTGAGGGACATTTACAGGTCCAGCGCTTGATTGCTGCATAGCTTGTTCAAGTAAAAAATTTCTTGCAGCTTCAATCCTCGGATCTAGCTGTCCGGTTTGGTCTGGTGTACCAAACAAAAAATCCATTATGCCCATCTTATAACTCCAAACGGTTTAAACATTTATACCACATTTTGCGCATATTGACACCCCTAGCCGTGCAGCCTCGTTATCGCAATGGTTGAGGACGGCGCTGCGGGTGCAAACGCCGTTGCCGCAGTTGAGTGCAAAAACCCAGTAGTGCTATCAACAGCCCACATCGCCTCCAAGTAATCTCCGGCAGCAAAGTCAAATATTGCAGACCTGCTAACAACAAGGACCGAACCGTTTTGATGCAGTGCGCTTTTCATCGTTGACCCAGAAACGTCTGTGCCGTTGACGCGGGGCCAAAACCAGAAGTTTACAGTTGAGCTGGATGTGGACGCAATTTGCGCCGAAAACGCAATCATGTACTGTCCAGCTTCCTCAAACACCAAGCGCGAGGCTGGTGCGCCGTTTGTGATGCCATCGGCAATGCTGGATGTGTACGTCAAGGCGTACGCTGTGTTTGCAGATGCAGCAGTCTGATCTGTTGTGATGCCGCCAGCATATTGGCCATCCTCCAACACGATCTGGCGAAACTCACCGTTCTTTGAGACGACCGGGTATCCGTTAACGTCATCCCAAAGAATGATGCCATTCTCGGATGGGTTGTCATCTGTGGTTCTAAAGTAAAGCCGCGGCAATTGTCGGCGCAAATATGCTGTGAGGTTATTGCCCCAAGCCTTAATGTTGTCACCGATTGGTGGTAATACTGGTGCGACCATTACCTACGCCCACCCGGCTTTGCATCAATTCGCATAGTTCCAACACGCCAGCTTGCGTATGGCGCGTCACCCTCAACGCGCATCCTAATCTGCCTTCCAGAAAACCGAACAGAAGTCGGGCTTGTCGGGGTGAAAGGCCCGTGCGAGTATTCGGTATCGTTTGGGTAAAATCTGCTTTTAAATGTTACATTCACATCGCCCTGCGTCTTCTCGTCGGGGATCAAATCCGTAACCTGCATGATGTTGTCGCCAGCGCCAATGCTAATTGGGCCGGTTTGAGCAAATACGCCATCAGAATTGCCGACACTTATTGTGCTGCCCATAGAGTTTCCATGCACAGTGCAGTAATATTTCAAGTTGCTAGGCGCATCACTGGCAACGATAAACGTAGTTTTTGCACCCGAACTTCCCGGAGTTCCTGTGTTTGTTACGCCTTGAGTATAAGTTGTGTTATCAGCATTTTTAAATGCTATCGGGTGGTTTGAATTTGTGCTGTCTGATTGGTCAAATATGTAGGTGTAACCGCGTTTTAAAGTAAGCTCTGGTTTGGCTGCACCGTCAACATAAAACACACCGCCAGACACAGTAACTAAAAGAGTGTTTGTGTCTACATATGACAAGCCAACCTCATGGTCATACATTCCACCATCTGAAGCAATAAGCATTGGGTACTCAAACACGCCACGCGATGCTCCAGCGGTTCGAGAAAGATTGCCAATCATCCAGTGATTTTCTTTGTAATCAAACGCAACATAGCGGTCCACCTCGTTGCTATTTGATGATGGATAGAACCACCAAATCTCGCCATATTGGCCGTTGGTGAATGCCCAAGTCTTACTCTTTTGTGATGTGTTTATATCGCCAAAAACATAATCGTGAACCGCGCACGGTATTTCGGACACTACGTTGCCGTCAAAGCGGAAAAACCCACCTCTGCCCATCCAAAACACGCCCATGTCAACGTCAGCCGCAGCCTTGCGTGATATAATTCCACAGCTTGTGCTAATACGCTCAAACCCGAAAACATACGGAGGCCCGATATACCGAGCCGCATGAGCGTCGATGTCAGTTATGACAAGAGTTTGCCCTCTGGTGCGGACTGCGGTCTGTATCTGCCCAGATGTTTGCAGCTCGATGTCACCAGCTTCGTTTGTGGTTGCCGGGGTCCAGCTTGTGTTGTTTTCACGATCACACCATTGGACTTTGCGAGGATTGCCACCAGCGCCCAAGGCCAAGATAAAACGCTCTTCAGTAACTATTAGTCCAGCGTTGTTTGTTGGGGCATTTGCAATTACCGCCGCATCTGAGCCAGAACCAAGCTGCCATTCAAGCAGGCGCCCATCAGATGTTGAGCAAGCAACCAAATACTCCCCAAAGTTGTCCAAGGACCATGTGGTTGCCTCAACTAAATTTCCGGTATCCGGGCGCGGCGTTCCGTATGGGCCAGCGCCATAAAACCCGTAGCCATAGCCAATGTTAACCGCAGCACTCTCTGAGCCGGGAGTAAGGTCCGGTGGCGTTATGTCGTAAGTTGTGCCGCCAGAAACTACCGCAAACAACTCGCTGTATGACCCCGCAGAGACATAACGTGTGCCGTTATTGCTCTCCCAAGTGTGCATGGCTCTTGGCGCATTTTGCGTAATGCTGGCAATATTTTCATTAACACGCCAGCCGCCGATTGGGCGGAGGGAACCATCGCGCCAACGCACAAGCGACCCATCCTCCCACCGACCAGCAGCGTCAAGGTCCGTGCCTGTTTTGTAGAAGCCTGCGGGTATTTTGAGAGGTAGAAGTGTCATGGAACCCCTTTACTCTGGCTGAGTAGGCCAGTTGATGGCGTTTGGGAAGCCTGCTTGCTGAGGCACATCGAGCAGGGCTTGGCGATACACAGTCCACTCAGTTTGCTTATCTGAGGATAGGCCTGCCCAGCGCAGAGGGTTGCTCACGACTACATCTACCACCACCAAAAGACTGTCTCTCTGCGCCCTGACTTGAGCAGCTAAAGCAGCATCAAGCTCGGCTTGGGTTGGAGCAACATATGCACTAAAGTTACCACCAACGAGAGCTAGGATGGCAGCGTTGTCAACTGTGGTATCAGTGTCTGAAGGATCAACAGTGTAAGGTATCCACCCGTAGTCGGGGTGGCTGATCTCAACGTCCATACGGAGGTTGTCAGACTGTAGTGACTTTGCATTGCGCACTTCTGTGATTGTGATGCTCATTATGAAATCCTCAAGTAAAGGTTTGCGTTTTGCCAGGTTGAGGCAGTATAATGATCGCCCATAATCCTCCAAGTACCCGAAAGAGTGCCACTGCCAGTACTCAGGTAGATGGTGCCGTTGGTAAATACTTGAGCATTGCCGCTGGCCAATACTGAAGCTGGGTACAGGTCACTACCCGCATAAGTACCCCCAAATGTACGTTGACGTTGAACATTATCATAAGCAAAAACATAAGTGCCAACAGCACCAGCGGTTGTGGGCTGGGTGTACTGAGACGTAATGAAGCCGCTGTCGTTGGTCAGCTGGCTTGTCGTCGTGGGTATGTTCGAAATAGATGTCGCCTGAGCGGACGTAAGCAAAGAGTAGCCAGACGCGAATGATAGACCCAGTGTTCCGCTTGTTGTGATTGGCGACCCGCTGATCGTCAAACCTGTTGGGACTGTCATAGCAACGCTTGTCACAGACCCAGAACCAACAGAGGCATTGATGTACGTTTTCAGATCGCTCATGGCTACCTGCTTCATTGTGCCATCGTCATTAAATACAACGCGGTCAGCGTCAATTACTGTTGTGGATGTTGCAGACGTATCGCCGTCAAGTACATTCAACTCTGCCGTTGTCGCCGTAACGCCATCAAGTATGTTCAACTCAGCCGCCGTGCTGGTGACGTCTGTTCCATTGATCGTTAGGACAGTGTGGTCTGGGGCAACCGTTCCAGCCGTGCCGTTCAGCGCGTCAACAACATCATCAAGCGCGGTATTGATCGTCAGACCCCAAGTGTCCTCCGACCCGCCAATTGTTGGTTTTGTAATCGTGATTGCCATCTAACTCTCCTTTACGCCGCAGCCAACCAGTCATCTGTTGGGTCAGTCAAATCAGTCCATATATCTGTCGGCTCTGCGGCTTCCGCCCAAGTGTCACTACTGTAAGCCTTCGTTGTCCATACACTATCATTTTCCGCCTCATCTGTCCAATTGTCGATTTTAGGCTCTTGATAGTCCCAGAGGAACCGGGCGGGAAGTGTAGGCGCACCCGCCGTGATCTCTACCATTGTCAGCGCGTATTCTTGGAAGAACGGTGGCGTGCCAATTTGCGGTGCGCTCGCAGTGATGCCATTAGCTGCAAGAACATCCGTATACTGGACGCTTGCTGCGTCAACAACAGGTGCGCCAGACGCAATATCGTCAACATCACAGGTCTCGTTTTCAAAGACAGGTGCAGTGTCAACGATGGGCAAACCAAGCGTGATTTCGTCGGCAGAAAGTACATCTGTGTATTGCGGTGCTGCGTCATCAACTACTGACTGCGCACTAATGCCATCTGCGCCTAAAACGTAATTTTGAGTTAAAGGAAGGGCGTCAACAATAGGCGCGCCAGCGAAAATATCAACCGGCGTTGGCTGTTGCGATACATCGTCAGATAGCGGCCTTTTTGAGAGTGCGTCAAAACCTAGCATCTTACGGCTCCGCTGTGATTATGCAGCTAACTAGCCTGTTATAGCTGCCGTAGTCGGACATAGATATACTCCTGCTCCCTGCAGTCGTATTTTGTATTTCAACCGTCATCAACATTCTTGCGTAAGTATAATCATAAGCAAAGCTGCCAGTGCTGTAGCTGGGCGAACCATGGCCAGATACAGTGTGGGAACTATATCCATATTGCGACCCAACACTTACCAAAAGTCTTGGCAATGTGGACGGCGTGTCCAGAAGCTGGTTTGCTGGAGTAGAACTTGTTTGACCGCTATTATTTAAATCGTTAATCGTTACTGTCCCTGCTGGGACGTTTGGCCTAATTATAAATAAAGCGCAAACATCGTAGCCTGTAGAATTGCTGTTAGTGAATGTTGAGCCAGCGTCCCCCGGCTGAACAATTCTATATTGGAACACATCGTCAAATGTACTGGAAATGCCTGTTATGAGAGTAAAGCCACTCCAAGTCGCAGTGGAGCTGCCGCCAACACCACTTGTATAACCGATAGCAATATCTCCAGCTTGTGCGCTAGATGACATATTAATAGCCTGTGCTGAGCCGCCAGTTGTGTATGTAACATAAGTGTAATCTGTTATCTCTGCCGCCCCCCCTGCACTCGCAGCCATTTGCATTATGCGCGCCGTCGAACTCATGCCATTGCCGCTCCAGCTTGGAAGCCGTACCATGTTGTACCGCCATCGTAGGTGATAAAGACAAGCACATTAGTCTCTCCACTAGCGGGTGCATCAGGCGCACTACCGCCAGCCCAATCAACAGATGTGGGCCAAGTAATTATGTGAGTTCCACCAGCAGTTAGCTTGAGTGTAAATCCAAAAGCTGTGCCAGATGCAGGGGGATTGGTAAATGTGAAGGTGGTATTGGCTGTTGTGCTTAGAGCAAAGACGTTGCCATTGTGGCAGTTGACCGTTGGGGATGTGCCAGACAAGGCTGCGTAAGTTTCGTTGTAGCTGCCCGCAATAAACTCTCCAGTGGCACTTGCGCTTCCAACAGTCGTTAAATCGCCAGTGACACTTACGTTTCCAACAGTCGTTAAATCGCCAGTGATACTTACGTTTCCAGTATGCGCGGCTTGCACAAAGGCGCTGCGTGGAAACGTAACCGCTACGTCACCGCTGCCATCCTCTGCGGTCACAGTGATTGATCCGTTTGCAGTTTCAAATTTGAGTGGCATATCGCGCCCCTATTCTGGCTTTGTCGGCCAATCATCGTCGCTTAAATGAGGCCAGCTTGTATGAGAGGTTATATCACGCAAAGCCTGACGGTAGCTAGTCATTGCCGCGTCCATTGTAACGTCAGTCAATGCAAAATAGTCTGTTTGCAGCAATAATTCATTACGTTTAAGCCTGTTTTTCCCAGCTATGCGTTGATCGTACTGATCTATTTGGTCTTGAGTTTTCTGCACAATAGACCAGCCAATTGACCAAGTACCACCAGACATACTTGGCGATTGACGCTCAATATTTTGCGTCCTTACATTATAGCTTGGAGCGTCAGTTTCACCTACAGGGTAAACCCCAAAATCTGGCAACCCATTATCCGGCAGCCTTTTAGGAAAACTTGTATTGGGATGCGCAGACTTGAGAGCCGCCATCGTTAGTGGAAACTCCAAAATTTCGCTTCCAGAGCATCTTAGGTACAACATCTTCAGTCCTTTCAATCAAATATATATACTTTTCCACTGTTTAACCCACCAGCGTCATCTTCTTGATACGCGCTAACTATAGCGTGGCTGTTAGAAATTGATACGGAAGAGCCGAAAACATCGTTTGCACTTGTACCGTAAGGGTTAGGATTGTCTAACGTGTGAAGAAGCGCACCCGTAACCGGGTTAAATATGTATGCTTTTCCACTGGTTGACCCACCAGCGTCTTCTTCAGCATACGCGCTAACTATAGCGTAATTATTACAAATTGATACGGAATAGCCAAAATAATCGTTGAAAGTTTGACCGTAAGCGTTGGGGTTATCTAGCGTGTGAAGCAACGCGCCAGTTGACGGGTTGAATATATATGCTTTTCCACTTTCTAATCCAATTGCATCAGGTTCATCTTCAAAATACGCGCCAACTATAGCGTAATCATCACAAATTGATACGGAATAGCCAAATCTATCGGCTTGACTTGTACCGTAAGCGTTGGGATTGTCTAACGTGTGAAGCAACGCACCCGTAACCGGGTTAAATATGTATGCTTTTCCACTGTCTGTTCCACCAGCGTCATCTTCTAGAAACGCGCCAACTATAGCGTAATCATCACAAATTGATACGGACCAGCCAAAATAATCGCTTTGACCTGTACCGTAAGCGTTGGGATTATCTAACGTGTGAAGCAACGCGCCAGTTGACGGGTTAAATATGTATGCCTTACCACTGCTTATCCCACCAGCGTCATCTTCAACATACGCGCCAGCTATAGCGTGGCTGCTGGAAATTGCTACGGACCAGCCAAATCTATCGCTTATACTTGTATCGTAAGCGTTTGGATTATCTAACGTATGAAGCAGCGCACCTGTTGACGGGTTAAATATATATGCCTTACCACTGGCCCCTCCACCAGCGTCATCTTCAGCATACGCGCCAGCTATAGCGTAATTATTACAAATTGATACGGAATAGCCAAAAAAATCGCTTGCACTTGTACTATAAGCGTTGGGATTATCTAGCGTTTGAAGCAACGCGCCAGTTGACGGGTTAAATATGTATGCTTTTCCACTGTCTGATCCACCAGCGTCATCTTCAGTATACGCGCCAACTATAGCGTAATCATCACAAATTGATACAGAAAGGCCAAATCTATCGCTTGCACTTGTACCGTAAGGGTTAGGATTATCTAGCGTGTGAAGCAAATAGCCATCTATACCTGACGGGGAAATTTGCAGCAGCTTTTTCTTAGTCGCCATAGCTTACCCCAATGCCTGACCAGCAGTAAAGCCATACCACGTTGTGCCGCCATCACGGCTATAAAACACAAACAAATCTTTTGCAGAAGCGGCGTCGGTTAGCGTTGGAGCAGTTGCGCGGGGCCAATCAACAGATGTGGGCCAAGTAACGGTGAAGCCAGACGCAGACGCATCCTGTATAATCTCAATACTAAATGTGTATGCAGTTCCAGATGCTGGCGGGTTACTAAACGTAAAAGTCGTATTTTCAGTCAAAACATGGCTAAACGAGTTTGCATTCTCGCAGTTTACTGTTGTCGCGTTTGATGTTGACGTAACCGCCTCATAGCGCTCGTTGTAGCTATCAGCTATGAACTCCCCAGCGTGGTCTTGCCCGACAACTGGTGAACGCGGAACCGTAATGTCCACGTTGCCTACGCCGTCCTGTGGGGTAAGCGTAACCGAGCCGTTCGTTGAGTTAATTTTAAGGGGCATTTCCTATCTCCTAAAACGGCCTTTTTTCAGTGTAATTGTTAATCACAAGTTGCGCATCCGTTGGGATTATCAGAGTAACACCGTCTGCAATGGTAAAGCCCTTGCCTGTGTCAAACTCTACGCCGCTATCCAACGTGCGGTCCGCATTGAGTGTGCTTGTGACGTAGCCATAAACTTCCTCAACGCCAGCAGAAATAAACACAGACGCACTGCCTGACAGATTAAGTAAGCTGCCCGTGCTGCTTTCAATCAATACTCGGGTCATTGTCGTGCCAACTGCTGTATATAACCCAGAACCTATTTCAAAGTCGTCTCCATCTTCAATGGTATAACGAACAGTATCGCCGTCGATAATACCTCCATCTCCAAATGTCTGATAACCGTTAAAGGCAGCGCCAAGAGTTACAGTTCCTGACCCTGCGGTCGCAGTCTCAACTTTTACGCGATTGGCTAAAACAACCATATTTCACCTATGCGGGGTCAGGGATTTCTACGTCAAACGTAGCAACTGTAAATGTGTTACCAGACACTACCGACTGCGATGTCGTCAAAGAGCCAGTGCAGAGCAAACGCGAGTTTGAAGTATCGGTGATAGAGTAATGCGTTGCAGTACCTGAACCTGTCACTGAGCCACCTGAGATCGCTGCGCAGGTTGTCTTGCGGCCTGACACGTCACCATCTTCTGGCGCACCAAACGATACTGAGGTGCTGTTGCCTAGCGTGTAGGTGCTTGTCGCCTCCGCATATGACGTAGCCTCCTGAGAGGTAATGTCGATGCGGTTTGCTTCGGTGTCTAACTTAGCTAGTGCAGCGTCTAGCACATAATCTGCAATGCTTGCCATTTTACTCTCCTAGTAGGTGTTTACTTGCATCCGCAAACCTGAGCCGCCATATTTAGCTTTTTCATTGTTTGCATTTATACCATCAATAGCGGTTTGATACAACGATGCCCATATTGTGGTTCTTGCATCATCAACCAAGTAAGGTGCAGAGTGCATTAGTGAGCCATAAAGGTATGCGTCTGGGAAATGATCTAAAATCCAGTTTGTCGTAGTAACATCACTCAGAGGAGCCGTTTTAGAATAATAATAAAGCTCGCCAGTATAATCGCCGTCTGGTGTAGGCCAAATTTCTATTTGACCAGCAATGATGGCATAAAATTGCGGCCTTCCCTGAGTGTCTGAGTTGCTCAAACGGCGTTGCTGCAATGCTAAAGGCGTAAGTAACTCTATTGGCCTTTCATCAACATCTAAATGGAAGCGAACCGCCTCAATAAAACCGGGAGGAAGCTGTGTATATCTAGCATCAAGTGTCGCTGTAGATCGCTGCTCCATTCGCCAATGGCGCACTTTGCGGTTAATATCAGTTTCTGCCAGCGCAATGAAATCTGGTATTTTGGCAATGGTGTCTGTGTCTTCACGGTTTAACCAGCTAGAAATTGAGGTTTTAAGCTCTGAATAAGTTGAAAGTGCCATCTAACAGTCCCATGCTTTACGCGACCAATAGTTAGCCGACAATTTACTATTCTTGCCCTTTATACCACCAGAACGCGCACAATACGATGCTTTTCTACTTGGGGTACTTTTCTTAATGGACATATTGGGATCGCCAAAGTTAACCTTTTTAACTTCATTTCCCTCAACCGCCAATACTTCAAACTTCTTAGGACCACCACGGCGCGGTTTATTGA